TTCGTCTCTTGTTTTGGTGCCTTCAAAGATTTTGTCAGCGTTCCATTGATGAATATCACCTGCTGGCTGCTCCCAACCTGCCAATGCTAAAAAAACTCGTGGTTCTGCTGCATTAAAATCATACTCGATAAAGAAATGATTCTGCGGCTTTAAGACTGACCTATATTCTTTATTCATAGTCAAGATGGGAAAGCTATTTTTCTCTGTAGTCAGTCTGCCAGTCTTTGTTCCGAACTGGTTAAATCCAATATGCTCCCATTCGTTTAGTTTTTTCAAGAAGTTACGCGCTTGAACATTAGATAGCTTATTTTTCAAAGCGCGCTTATCTAGGGTAAGTGGTAGGGTAGAAATATGTACCAGCATTTTGTGGAGAGCCAATCTGTGGTCATAATCCTTAGGTTTTTCAAACTTCTCAAAAATGTAATCCACAATCCTACACTGTGTATCAAAATATTCAAGGAGAAATTGATCTGGTACCATTTCATATAGACAGTTATCTTTAAGGCTAATTTTGGCTTCCGAGAAAGAACGTAAGAAAGCAGCCATTCTTGTGCTCATCTTTTCCCAACGCCCTTTCAGCTCTTCTGGGCAGCGGTCCAAATCCATTCCGTGTGGGTCTAGAAGGAATGCATATGTACAATCTTCGGATTCCAAAAATGGCAAAAACTTCCACGTCTTCGTAAGATTCGGTGGAAGTTCTTTTTCATAAATCAACTCGCCGCCAGCGTAATAGCCAACGCAAGATTCTTTATCATCTAATGCTGCAAATGTAGTCAGGTAAGTCTCTGTAGATTAATAAAATGATAGTTCCTCTCTTTGCGATTAGAACCGGACGCCAAACGAGTCCTACGCTCAAGATACTCTATAGCTGTTTCTTTGTCAAGTCCTTTTAGGTACAAAAATGCATTTCTAACAACTTTTTCGAACTCAACTTGGCTCCAAGTTTTATTTTCCTCTCTTGCTCTAATGAAAGCATACATCCTTAGCCAAAATTCTTCTGAATATTGCTTGTCTATTTCTAACTCTGTTTTGGTCTCTCGAACGATTTCGTTATTAAGGACCACAACGCGACCTGCTTCATCATAAGAAAACACTGGCTCTACTAATATCTTCTTTCCAGAAACGTAAGAGTTGTAAAATTGAATAATATAAGTCTTAAGAGCAGCTAAATCCAGCTCAAAGGAGGTATAATAATATTTTTGAAAAAGAGTTTCTGTATTTAATTCGAAAGCGTCCATATAAGGCTTCATCGCTGGAGAACCAATATCAGCTACAAGCCGCCACGGAGCGTGACGGTCTACAACAAAACCAAACCTCTGAGCCGTTTCTTTAAAAACAGGAAAGTTAGGATCTTTTAAATAATCTTCCACTTTGGGTTCGTCATTAGCGTGAGAACGAGCACCCAACTCCACAACCAAGCCAGATGTTTTAGGATCAGCCAAGCGAGAAATAATCATTTTTGAACGAGTCAACGATAACAATGGAGTAACAGAATCAATGAACTCAGTAAAAACGCCTATAAAGGTTTGAAAATCTTTTATCTTCTTTTCTTTGCGCTGGCTAGAAACAAAAACTTTAAACTTTTCATAAAGCGTAGTCATCAATACGTGATAAGCAGTATTAGTGCTCGTCCAAGCATTCACCGGATTGATGACCGCATAAACACTGTCAGGTTCAATACCGTCTCTCGCGCTCATTACATTAAAAAAATCTCTCAAATCTTCAAAAGCATCTACTACAAAATTCAACAAAAACAAATCAGGTGTGCCAGGAATTTGCTTTAAATAAGTTTCTGAAACGTGGACTGCTTTAGATTCTGGATTGATTCGTCCATAGAAGGTTTTCTCATACCAAAAATCAATAGGCTTAGTATCACCAATCAGGGGTGACTTGAATGCCACCATTTCATAAAGCTTTCTTTGGTAAAAGGTAGCTCGTGAGGTAAGGCTGTTTGAACCAACAGGCTCGGTGTTGGTCAATAGAGGCTCTTCCTTTGTAAGGTCCATTTTAACCATTATGATCCCACCTTCTTAAATCCAACAATAGATTTTAATGTGTCGAGTGCTGAACTTTCTGTGTTTTGCCCTATGTCGCCACCTGAAGGCTTTACTTCATCACTTTTAGCTTTTGTTGTCTCGACCTTTTTCTTAGTTCTCTTCGCCCTAATAGAGTTGGGGAGTTTAACATCTCCAATGTCTATTTTACCTGTGGCTGGACTGGTCCAAACAAGACTTAAGTCTGTTTGATATAAACCAGATTCTACACGATCTTCCCTTTCGAGGACCATAAAATATCCGCCTATTCCTAGTTCTTCGACTTTGTCTATTAGTCTCAAACTATTGTTGCCACCACCCAGTGAAGGAACAAGCCTAACCTGATTTCCTACCTCAAAAAGATTATTTCCATACATCTCTACTGTAGCGTTGTAAACCTCTCTCAACACCTTGGTAGAACCTTGTGTTTCATTAAAGTTGTTCGCAATATTAGCTGCACGAATATAGGGTTTATCTGCTCTTTTAAACTTAATCTTTTTGACGACTCCACGTTCGTTGCCGAAAAACAAGTGAAATATTCCGTTTTCCTTGTCGATATCATAATCGCCAGTTAGTTCCCAAGGGTGGTCTACTGAAGCGTGTATCAAAACATATTGTTCCATAGCAACATCGCCTGACAAACTACGTGTCCCTTTAGAGATAAAAGGAGTATCTTGCAAGTCTTTTAACTCAACTCTAGTGCTTTGCTTAAAGATTTGATTTCTTTTTCTATTTTCTGGTACAGAAAATGTTTTATACGTAAGTTTTGCTTGTTGACGAGGAGCGAAATCATAACACTCTGTCTTAATAGCTCTTAAAACAAGATCGTTAATCGCATCTGTAACAAACTCCTGAAAAGTGTAAGATTCAAGACCAGGACTGACAATCTTTTCATTAAACCAGTTAGTGAAAACTCGCATAGAAATAGGGATATCAGCTAAATTGACGCTAGACATTTTTCCAGTATAATGCACATCAACTTCAGCAATATCATTTTTAACGCCACTCTTTTTTCCAACTACATTGTTGTCAACTAGATTGCCGTAATCATAGAACGTAAGAGGTCCAAGGAGAACCTTAATCCTTTTGTTATCAAACGAATCTGATTTTGACAATGATTTCTTAAACATTCCTTCAAGAACAACATCCATTAAATCCCCAAAGTAAAAATAAATCACCTTATAACGTTTGCTATCAAGCTTACTGTCATCTAAGGCTCTAAGGTTTTTTACATCTCTTGAAAAATCAGCGTCAGTACTGTTCTCGTTAAGCTCCAGCAAGTTGTCAGAACCATCTGATATTCCTATAGAGGTTTCAGCATTTTTTGTTTCTGTGAACAAGGTTCTAGACTGTTCTATTTGCTCTGGAGTTGCTCCATCATCTGAAATCTTGCGAGTCTGCATCTTTATTCTTTTATCGAGGAATTCTTTCTTTACTAGAGTGTGATAAATTAACTTATTTCGATAAAGAGAGCCAACAATTCTCCTATAAGCTTGAGATTTCTTAGAGTTGTCATATTTTTCAAGCTGTAAACGAGTTTGTTCTAACTCTGCCTTTTTTTTATCAGTTTCTATGGAAATTCCAGTCGAAGCTAGAACTGGAGTTTGCCCACCAGCCAAGACTTCTTGTGCTTCTTCGTTGTTTGAAATATCAACGTGATTATCAATCTCGAAATCCAATCGATCAATTCTTTCCTGTAGTTTCTCTATTTCATTTTTAGTCTCTGGGCTTGGAAACAAAATATTAGCGCTAAGTGGTTCTGAAATAAGCATCTCAGACATAGTCATAAACTTAATATCAAGATCAACAGAACCATCATCTCGAACATCTATTTCGTGTTGCACCATAGAAAGCACAAATGAGTTTTGAGTTCTCTCAATCACATCTATCACTTTTTTGGGAATAAAACCTGGACTACCACGAGGCTTCATCACCTTCCAGCCAACAATAGCTTTGATGGCAAAATAGTCTGGATTCCAAACACGTGGTCCATCTTTAACACTTTTTCTAAACTGTGTTTGTGGAAACAACAAGTCAGAAAACCTAACTTCTACATTTTTCTTAGAAGCGCCAAATTGAATAGTGCGAGCAATTCTAGTGCTGAAAATATCTTCAATACTTTGGAAGTGCAAAGACATATCAGCCACAAATTGATAACTATTAGCAGGCGAGGTTCCGACCGTTTTCCAAGAAAAAGATTTTAAACCGGCGCCTTGTCCGCGTCCAGCGTTAGATTTGACGATATTAGCTACATCTTGCTTGCTCAAAAAATCATCAAACGGGAGTTCTACTGAAGCCTCTTCTTTGGTAATCGGATCAATATAAATCTTGAACAATCGAACCTGCGGAACCAACAAAGACATCTGGGATGTATTAAGATTAAACAATACGTCTGCATCCTTTCCTTTATGAAACATTTTGTTAATAAAATCAAAAGGAGTATCGTGGTCAATGGCGACAAAATTCTTGTAATAAACTCCTGATTGACGTCCAGGGTTTTGACTCGTAAATTCTTCCCACTTAAGCATAAGGTGACATTGCTCTTGGAAACGAAGAGCTGCTTGACGCTCATCTTCACTTTTAAAGCCCTTACTGTCTTCTTCTATTTGTTTTTCTTGTTTTTCTTGTTTTTGGGCTGCGCTTGAAGGAATGCCAGCGGCTACAGCCGCTTCACCTTCAGCCCCAGTACCTTGATGATTACTCATTTACTAAATCCCCATAAATCCCAAAACTCTTTCCAATGGGGAAGGAACCTGAATGACATCTCCATATTTAAGGTGAGCTTCTGTAGGCTTTTTGTTAAACCAAGCAATAATCCACCACAACTTTGGATCGCCATATTCTTGCTCAGCTAGTTTTGATAGCTTATCACCTCGCGCCCACACATGATCTTCTAGATTTAGACTATTAATCTGATCATCTGTAGGATACTTAAATTTAGCAGACTCAAAATGTCTGATGAATTTTACATCTCGTTGCTCGAACAACGGCTCATATTTTCGCTGAGAGTTAACAAACTTTCTTCTTTGTTCATATCTTGAAATAGTCATTTTTTACCCTTACTTTAAAATCTTATCGCCACGATAAGGAAATCCATTAGCTCTGCGACCAGTAAGTTTGTTTCCTCTAGCATTGGCAACTTGAAGAGACTTCTCTCTTTCAAGTGATTTTTTAGAAAATCCCAAACCGTGCTGATGGTGAACTACAAACTCGATATTAAAGATAATGGTTTGTGGAATTAAAGCGCCTGGCTCTATTAAGCCAGCTCCTGCACCAAAAAAACCTTGCTCGATATCAGGCTTATAGCTCAACCCACTCATAGTTCCAACCAATCCACTTCTAGAAGCACCCGACGAAACTGCACCCGTATCACCATCCATAATAAGGTTAGCGAACTTTATCTTAAACAAAGGTGGTGCTGCCATTGTTCCAATCATTCTGTGATTAGCAGAAGGGCTAGTAACAGCACCAAGAGAGCCGCCTTCAAGGAAGTTAGCAGCAGATCTTTCTTCATAGACAGGATAAAGCATAGCGAGAAATTTCTCTGACTCCTTCATATTCAAAATTGCCTCTTGTTCAGAAGCAGCGGGAACATCCCACCCTAGTGTAATACGTCTGCCTGTTCTTTTAAAGGTAGAAACTGGATCCATTCTACCAAAAAGCTCTTCTTCATTCCATTGTGGATCATAATGATCTTCATACGCGGTTAGAAAAGCCTTAAAGTGACAAGTCTTTCCAGTAGGAATATGCACAAAATGAATAACAAGACCATCTGAAGTATCGCGATTTAACTTTCCTGAATGTGAGTCGGTTCCCCCAATGTTATCAGAAACATCTTGAAGACCGCCTACTACAGGGGCAATCTTCTTTTCAACTATCTTGTTGTTAAATATTGTCATTTATCATCCTCGCATTATATCTAGCCTTAAGCTGGAATTAATCCTTTTCCACCAACCTGTTCAAGCTCTTTTCGGATCTCTTTCCAAGCTATTTTAGCTATTTCTCTATCATCAATCTTAAGTGTGATGTTGATTGGCTTCACCTGCGCACTGCCAGCATTCTTAGATGGCTGCACGGGAGCAGGAGCGCTTGCCTGAGAGCGACTAACACCTCCAGCGCTAACTGATGCAGCAATACCAGAGGCTGCAAACTCGACGCTCTCAGGAGCTACTTTTACGCCCAAAAGTTTGTTAAGTTCAAGTATCTTTGTTAGATTTAGCTCATTGATATTTGCTACCATTTCACCAATGCTTTCTGCGATACTTGCCATCACCCAACTGGTTGGCGTGAGCGCCAAAAGAGTAACACCCAAAGCAGGTCCAAGCATTGACAAGATAGACAATCCGCCGACAAATGCTAAGAATCCACCAATGTTGGCTCCAACAGCAGTTAGCCCAAGAACCAAAGAGTCAGCCAAAAGCGACATACCAGCCGCTGCTAACCCGACGCCAACGCCAACTAAAGCAACAGCGGCACCAACTGCCAAAAGAGGAACAGCAGCAGCACCGGAGGCAGCTGCGATGACACCCATTGCAACAGAAAGACCAATCATCCCTACCATAAAGACACCAATAGCAGTTGCAACTGCATAGATGGATTCTGGAGGCATTCCATTAAATGCTTTAACAAACTGTGCCATTCCTAGAGCGGCAGCAGCGATACCGACACCAGCCAGCGCTACGGCAGCTGCATAACCCATCATTGCTTTAGCTCCACCAACAGATTTACTGTTGGCTGTCTTCTGAGCAATCGACTGTTTCAACAAAGCGCCAGTGCTCAACTCATCAGCAACTGTCTTACTGACCGTAGCGGCAGTGGACGCTGCTGTAAGTGAAATCCACAAAGCCTTCAATGCTGCGCCCATCTTCATTACTTTAACAATGCCAAGCACAGTGGTTCCCAATATTGCTAGCGCTGGGAGAAGACTCATCGTGCCGCCGAACCACTCCCGCGTTTTATCATTGAGTTCTAAAATCCATACAATGCCATCCTTAAGGTAGTTCAAGAAAGGTAGCATACTAATCGCTAGTGACGAAATAGCACTTTGAGCTGCTTTCCAAATAGGTTGCATAGCTTTAGCCTTTTCTGCAAGCTCTGCTTCAATATCAGCTGCTTTCTTATTGGCTTTAACTTGCTCAAGTGTCAAAGGCGTCAGAAGTTTAGATGCTTCAGCAACACTCTGAAGACCCATTTGATGTGCAAATGCTCTCTTAGTGTGAACATCCATTTGATCAAATGATTTACCAGATGCCTTGATTGATTGCTGAATGATTTCTATTCTTTCTGCTTCTGTTGCGTTCAAAAGCTCAAGACTATTCAAATATGCTCCACCCAAAAGATGATTCAAATCTGCTGTCTGCTGGGCTGCACCTTCAAACGTGTTAAATTGAGAAGCATAGCCAAGCAGAGTTTCTATCTCTAATCCTGTTTCTTTTGATTGTCTTGCTAAATCTTTAAACACGCCAACCATTGACTTGCCGTGAGCAGCAAGTTGTGGAGCGGCGCGTGCAAAACCTTCAGCTACAGTCTGTGGAGGTAGAGCCAAAGCATCAGCAGTGGCAACTAAATCAAGTTGTAAGTTCTGAGCTGCCTTAGAATTCATACCGAGTGCGTTCATTGCAATATCGATATTAGCAGCAGACGTTTCACTACTGATGCCAACGGCATCTAGTTTAGCAACCAAACCAGCCATCTCTTTTGCTGCCTGAGGCGACAGTTCAGAGAATCTATTTAAATCTTTATACAATACTCCAACAGCGGCAGCAGAATCTTCGGCTGAAATACCAAACACTCTGTTTTGCTCAGAGATATCAGTAATCATTGAGAAGTATTTAGTGCCTGTGCCTGTTCCTTTAGCGAAGGCTGATGTAGCCTCATCTTGTGCGAGGACTACAGCGAGGGTTGCCTCTTGAATTTTGAGCATCGTAGAGCCAAAGACATTCGAAAAGGTGATGTTTCTCTTTAGGCTCTCAGCAATCCTTGAGGTAACTGAAACGAGGTTCTCTGACTTATCAGCTGCATCTACAATACTACCAACAATGGTGTTTTTCCATTGATCGCCAATACCTGTAAGAGAGCCGATTAGATTGTCAGTTTGAGTGGTGACATTATTTAGAGCTGCGTTCTGTTCATTGACGCGCTGAATGATGTCTTCTTGAATCTTGACTTCTTTTAGGAGGTCATTAACACGTCCTTGATGAATCACCCCCTTTTGTCTTTCTGAAGCTAATTGTTCAACAGCGTCTTGCTTTAGGACTTGAGCAAGCTCTGCTTCTTTCTGCATCAAATCAGTTTGAATGTTTATTTGCTGCTCAATGGACTGATAAACACCGAGCGTATCTTCAATCGCAAGGAGTTCATCACGCAGAATAGTCTTGCGCTGCGAGAGAGTCTGGTTTACCTTCTTCTCAGCAGCGGCGCGGGCTTCAGCATCTCTTGTATTGTCAGCCATACTTACTAAATTCCCCTATCTTATTGTCCGTTAAGGACACCCCATTAAATAAGCATCTCACTTAATGGGGTACTTGATTCCTGTCTTTCTCTCAAACTGCTTTATTGCTGTATCTAGCTTGAACTTCGATTTGTATGTCGCAGGATTGTCAAGTCCAAGATCAGACCAAGTTTGGAGGTACTTCTTTTCTCTCTGAAGGACTTTTGCAAAGGAGTCAATCTCTGATTTTGTGCCCTTGACCTTAACAGGCACTGCTGAGCCACCAAACATTCTACCCATGATGGCTTGGATGGCTGACCCGAACATATGGAGGAAACTCTCATCTAGCTCACCTCTACGAGAGGACCCCAAATCGAGCACGATAGGCACCAAGTCGCTTTCTACTTGACTTGCGTCTCCCTGCTCTGGGTCGATGTAGGCTTCAATGCCGCCTGCTCTGTGCGATTCGTTGCGGATATTTTTTTTGGATGGCTTATAAACAAAGTAATTTTTGAGAAAATCTCCAAAGGTAACATTCTTTTTCTTTCCAGATTCCAAATTTACAAGCGCTACTCTCAGATTCATCCCACTACCAAGACCTCTTTTTTCGTATCTGGTTCCTTCCTTGTCGATTAGGATACTTCCATTGTAAAGATATTTTCCTTTTTCAAGAAAGGAGACAACTTTTTCATATTTTCCAAAATCGCTAGCCTTATAAAAATCTCTTGAAAGACCACTTGAAGATACTGGTTCTTCTCCTGTTTTTTGAATATCTTGCTTAAACATTCTCGTAAGAGCATTTGATTCATTAAGATTGGTTACGTATTTGTCTTCAAAGTTTTCAATATTTGTAGCAGTTGATGCGCCGCCTTCGATTCCAGTAAAAACAACTGTGTTTCCAGTTACTTTCAAAACTTTCACCTTTGGCTTGAATCTTGTTCTTGCCGCGTTGAAAGCATTTTCAAGAGAATCGTCTGGAACTGCTCTCAAAGTATAAACTTTGCCTGGGACGACAGTTTGGGCTCTCTTATAGAAATCCCTTGGCAGACCAGCTGATGATTCATCCATTTCTTTCATTACACATTCCTCCTTTCTAAGTAGACCACAAAAAGAGAAAGGGGCTGACGCCCCTCATCTCATTTATTCCTTACGTCTTCTACTGCTTTGTTCTCTTTGGCTATTTGTTCTTCCAACTTCTTTAAAAAATACCTTCGGATTGTAATGGGTAGATTGTATGCTTCAATAAAGCTCCAATTTCCATAATATTTCATCACAAAGAACTCGTCATACACTCCCCGAATGTAATCACTTGTTAGACCAAAAAAACTCCGTACTAAACGGAACCTCCATTTGCTCTTCGTGTTCACACTTGCTGCAAACGAAGTTTTGAGTTAAATCGACATTAGGTGTAATATCTGAATAGATTCTTCTAAGAGCTTTGGCTGTTCTTAGCGGCATAGTATCAACAAAAGCATTAATATCTGCTGGTTGAGTTGAGCCCCCAACTGAATCAATTACCATCTTCAACTGGTCAGTAACCAAGGTAGGTGGCAAATTGTTTTTCTTTCTTTGTTCTTGTGATTTGGCAAGAGCGCGTTCATCTCGTCCTGTCATTAAGCGCACTTCAACAACGTGCTCGCAGGCTGGCAAATCTGAAATCATAAATGTTCCATTTGCTGTATTCTTTACGTTATCGGGAAGCTCTGTGCCGTCGATAACTTTGTGCTCATTAAGATCAAAACTGAACTCAGTGGTCGCTTGACACGCAGGACAACGCACCTTTGGCTCATAGTTTGCACCAAAGCCTGTAATCCGCGCTGCTACGGTTAAAGCATTCTTATCGCCAGAAAACATCTGCTCAACTTCTACATTAGGAGTTTTAATGATGTTTTGAAGCATTCTGTCAATAGCAACACCTTTTTTGATTAGCGCTACGTTTGTTAGAATATCTTCTTCCTTTGCTGTCATATGGCGAATCTCAATCTCAGCAACATCCCTTAGAGGATGGTCTTCTGGATAAAATTTACCTTTTGATGGAAGATCAACTATTTCTGTTGGTGCTGAAAACATTAGGGGAGCACCTGCCCCTTCTGAAGGTAAAGCGCCCACGGGTGGCATTGCTGCCGCACCGGAGCGCTTTTCGTTATCTCTTGTCATTATTACCTCGTTTTAGATTAGGCTAGAGAAAAAGTATCTTTACCATTTGGTAGAAGATTTGCAACCAATCCTGCTAGTGGCTCCTGAAGTTGATCAGGAGAAGTAAGAGTAGCATAATCGTATGCAAGTGTTAACTCAATTTGAGTCAAATCATCGGATTCGTAATCAAGCTCACCGAAATCTGCGTCCATAATCCAAGGATTCTTGAGCGTCCAAACTTCAACTGCTCGTCCACCTTCGACTGGTGATCCAGAAGAGTCAATACTTTCGTCAATCTGAATAATAACAACTTGTCCACCAATCATCTCAACAGCACGAGCTTTTGAAATAGTGGTAACGCTATTAAAATCCTTTGGAACAACATAGCCAGAACCCTGGAGTGTTGCTGCAAGGTGTTGAGCCGCGTCAGGAGAAACGGGGTCAACAAGCGTAACAGAAACATCATCCCAAGTAACGCGACCTGGATATTTGAACGTGTGGTTCAAGTACGTATGTTCTGTCTTACTGACATTAATTTTAGGTTTTTTGACCTTTTTGGCATACCAAGTGGCGCCATTGGGCATATTTGGAAAGTATACAATCCATCGATACGCTCGCTTGGGGTCACGCTGGGGTTGCGTCCAAAATCCTTCAACATTATTAGCCATTAGTTATTATCTCCTTTTGTCCTATACCCTAACTATTGGGCTAGCTTGTTTTTTATAGATCTTCGAACGAAGCACCTGTTCTTGAGACGATAAAGTCTAGAGCAATGAACTCGATTGAACGAGCTGGCTTCAAGAAAATCTGAGCATACATAATATTTCTATCAATCAAATCAGCAGTAGTTGTCTTCTCATCGAGAACAACACGGAAGTCCGCAAGACCGAAGTTTGTTTGAACATTTTCCAAGAACGGACGGACCTGTCCAAGGAAACGAGCCCAAGTTACTTTCAAGTTCTGGTCAAACAGGATTCTCGATGAGATTCCAGAGATTTCCTTCTTAAGGTGAATCATAAGACGACGAACATTAATTCTATCAAGAGCGGATGGCGTAATCTGTAGAGTCTTTTGACCGTAGATTACAATACCCTCTGATGGGAATGAAGCAATCGGATTGATGTTATTCTCATAAAGCTTATCACGCTGTGGTTGAGTTAGTTTTTCTCGTACATCAACAACTTGAAGACCAGAAGCACCATCTGTAAGACCACCACGATTGAAACCTGCTGGAGCAAACCAAACGTCTGATTTCTCTTGTGAACTAGCCATTGTTCCTAGAGCGACAACAGAAGGTGGCATCCAAAGTGGTGAACCAGATTCTGAGTCATTTACTCTTACCCAAGGGTAGTAACAACAAGCATAGCTTGTATTGAGAGCGCGAGCTTTCAAAGCCGTAACAGTCGTATCTACCGAACCAACACGCGATGATTCGTCTGAAGTGTTTTCGTGGGCAGGGACATAACCATTTTCAAGGTCGATAATAGCTAGAGCATCTGCACGAGCTTCAACAGTATCCATCAAGTGATTAGTGATACCTGGAAGTGTAATACCTGGAACAGTAGCGATATTAACATCTACAACTTCTGGGTCGCGGAAAGTATCAATAGCACGTCGAATACTTGCTACACCGTAGTTAGTATCTTTAGTTGCTGAGCCCTTCGAAAGGAAGTTGTTTCTGAACGGGTCTCGCTCTGTAATATCAAGTCCGTCATGTCCACCAAATAGTGGCATAGTAAACTTGTCATGTCCACGAGAAAGAACCGAAAGATATCCTTCAAGAGCACCAGTAACAGAAGCCGACAATGCTGTAACAGAAGCGCCTGATGCGCGACTACCGGAAAGCCAGTATGATTCTGTGCTTGAACCGGACACTGCAACCAAATCGTCAAGACTGAAGACAAATTGATATTCTGTAGAGGTAGCAGAATCGTGCGAACTTACACCATCTGGCTTAGACCTCAACAAATCTCTAACGTCTTCGTCAAACTTCTGAGCACCTACTTTTTGAGTAATAATACCAAAATATGCTTGGTTTGAGCTAAGGACACCACCGTCAGAACTTGAAACTCGCATTTGCAATGAAGGGAACTTCAATGAAGCGGAGAAATCAGTAATCTGACCGGATGTAATACCCATAGCAATAGTACCACCACCAGATTCTGGAGCGTCTGGCATTGAACCTGAGCCCTTCATAACAGCTGCTGAAGCAACTGCCGAACCACTCGTAAGAGTAATAGTGCTGTATCTGGTTGGACCATAGAAACCGAATGGAAGAAGCTCTGGCTCAATACCACCTTGCTCAATAACAGTGTTCAATTCAACTCGAACATAGTTTGAAGCATTTGGAAAATCACCATATTCACGATGACGAAGCTGAACATCATCCCAAGCAACGTTTTTATCACCAATCTTTCGAGCAATGTAGTTGAGCGAATTCGGGTCCAAGCTACATTGTGGGAATACTTCAAGAATTTTCTTGTTAGAGTCTGTGTCATCAATAGCACGAATCTCTACCGTAAAAGTACCGAAACGATCATAATCACTTTTAGAAGCTTTGATATCAGTAATCGAAATCTTAATATTGTTTTGTTCCCACTCACCTGAGCCGTCACCTTTGTTTACAACAAATCGGAACAACTTGGTCATATCAGTAGCAACGTAGCTACCAGTAGTGGTATTAAGATCTTGACCGAATACCCAACCAGTTTTAGCTGCGGAAGCTTGAACACCCTTAAAGTCTGCTTGATTGATTGAGCTATTTTCGATAGCTGCGACAAAACCAAGGACTTTACCAGCGATATTACCGCTGTTTTCACTAACAGTATTTTTCAAGTGACTTTCAAAGCTTTCACCAAGGAAATAGTTTACAAGGGAAGCAGCAGGTGTCACATCGCCGTTAATGAGAGTTGGATTAGTGTTAAAAACCTTTCGAACATATTTCGAAGAGTTAGGGTTAAAGTTAAACGCGGTGTCCTTGATGGTTGCACCTGTTTCATCTTCGATAAGAGCACGGAACTCAAATCCAGAACCAATGTTCTTAACCAAAACAGCTGCACCATTGCCGCCTACAGTGGTTCCTACAGGATCATCACCGACGAGGCGGATTGAACCCTTATTGAGGTACCAAACAGCTGCAAGAGCGCCAGTAAGATTAGAAGCGTACGTAGAAGCCGAAGGAATAATCCAAAGACCTACAGCTCCACCATTGGTCGAGTTAAGAGTGGTTGCAGAAGTATTTTCTGTTGTCCAACCTGCTTGAGCAGAATCAGCAGCAGTAGCATCGCCGCTTTGGACACCCAAAAGACGAACGAACGTCAAAGGGCTTGAATTTTTCAAATATGCTTCAGCAGCATATGCACCGTAAGTTGGAGAAGTAGTATTTCCATCTCTCCAGATATCACCGGTACCAGCTCCTCGGATAGGGGCACCAAACGTCTCAACAAACTCAAGATAGCTATTCACCTTAGTTGGAATAAGGGCTGGTCCCTTGCGGCTCCGACCTACAACGATAGGACCGATCGGATCAGAAACTCTTGGAAGTTGTGATTGATCTAGTTCTCTTATTTGTACGCCTGGTGAAACAAACTTATACTTCTTGATTGACATTCTTGGTCTCTCCTCTTGATAACTAACGATTATGCACTATTAGCGCTTTCCCTAGTAAATAGTGCGGGTTTGTACCAAAGGATATTAGCTAGAAAGTCTTTTTTACGTCGATATCGTCCAAATCCCCTATCATTATACGCTCACGGGGAATTTTGACTTCTACAATATTTTGACGAACTGCTACAAAAGGTTGTTTTCTGTTTAAACCTTCGCCAACTAACTTTCCTAATACTTCTACTTGGATTTTTGTAATAAACAATCTTTGCTCATTATCGAGGTTGCTTCCATTATTTTCTGATGAAAAATCTGGCTGAAAAAATGCTTCGTAATGCCAACCATCTCTCTTAATAGTGAACCTGTTGATTCCGCCAGATGTTGTCATAAATGGCTGAAGAAGTTGGTTCATTTGTTGTTGAAACTCTGTCTTGATCTCAATCTCATATCTAAACACAACATAAACAGGCAAAGGGATAGTGGCTGTCTCATACACAATCTTTTTGTTTTCTTTCAAAGAAAATTCTTTATCATTACGATTAAAAAGATTTGAATCAGCATTGGCGAACTGCGAAGTCTTTTCGTGATTAATGACACGAGTAACTTCATATGAGCCACCTTGAGCATCTTGAGGAGGAATGATATTAGACCAAACACTACCTTTTCTAGAAGGATTCTTTTCTTCACCTGTTCTTTCAACAGTAATGACTGGAAGAATAAATGTTCCTGTTCTGTCTCTCAAATCTCTGTCATTTTTAATAGCAAAAGAGCGTTCGTGAGAAACCCATACAACAGGAGCTTTTTTCCATCCCTTGTTGGTTTCGGAGAATAAATCTAACTCTTTATTGACCCAGTCATACATAGCTAAATCAATAGTCTCAATAGTTGAGGGCTTGAGCGGATATGATTTGCGCCCATTTTCTCCACCATTAACCAAGCCTTTTAATAAATCTTTTCCGTTTGCCATATTATGGTCCTTCTCTAATCAAAGTTCTTGCTTGATTAACTAATCCTGGTTCATCAAACTGTCCAGCCCTTACTCTTAAGCATTCTGCTGTAATTTCGAATCTAAAATCTGATTGACTAAAAAGCTCATCAGGTTCAGCCGTCTTTTGAATCTCATAGAACTGATCACCATAATAAACAACATCCCCTTGCCTAACAAATAGGTTAAGATCTTCAGTTATTCTTCTTTTCTGAAATCTTACCGTAATCTTAGACTCTGAGTCGAGGTTGTGTTTTTCAGTGGTTGTCACCCTACCATCACCCCAATAAACGCGCGCAGCAATCCTTACAGGAGGCAGGTAAGTCTTCTCAATAGCCTCTCCATAGAGTGGGTGAAAATTGGTGTGTTTAACACTAATAGGGTAATACAAGACAACTTGCGGGTTAACACATTCTGTAACTTCGTCCACAACTTGCTTGACGAAGTTCCTCTCCTTCTCTCCAAAGAAAAGTGGAGCAGGAGGTGACGCGGGGCGTTTCCAAGTTATGTCGTCTTTTGCCATCTATATTATCCTACGTAAATACTTAGAGCTATTTTTTGATTAACCCGATCGACATTCTCTACTAACTCTGCTCTCTGTTCGGCAAGAGCGTTGTACGTGACTTCATCAAGATATTCTTTTAGTTCTGTTTTTAATTTTTCTTGCTCGGAAGTTCCTGCGTCTACAAGAGCCGGTCCATTGAGCGTCACTTTGTCACCTGGGAGCGGAACGCTATCAAGCTTACTACGAACCAAGCCAAGCTGTTCTTTCGCAACCGCAAGAGCAAATCTCCTAATCCATTGTTTCCCCATAGAGTTAATATTACAATATGGAATATTAGCAAAAGGTACAGTATTGAAGTTGTTTACTCCTCTGTTTCTCTTAGAGCCTGAACTTCCTGAAGTTTGGATATTGAAAACATCGCCATCGTCGACGGTAAATTCAAACCATAGCTTGGTCAATGTCGTTCCTTGTGGTCTTGGAAAGAGTCTTACTTTATTGTTCTTCAACTCAAATGAATAGTGCGAGATTCTTGTCCAAATATTATCTTCGTAACCCATAGCTTGAAGTTTATTCTGCCAAGCAGGAATAACCTCAAACGTAGAGTCATCCGAATACTGTCCATATGTCGACATATTGCCTACAGCACTCAAGCCACCGTAATATCCATAAAATCTCCACATAGCTCTTGGAGTCTTGTACCACACTCTACGTATAGTGATTCTATTATCGTTAATTTTGTTATAAAAAAGTTCAACGCTGGAAGTTCCAAGTGTTTCTACTCTTGCTTGAAGATCGTAATCTTGAACACCTGAAATGATATTAACTGAAGCTGAATAGAATGGTTTAGTTCCACCAAGTCCTGATTCTGTTGATATAGCTCTGGTTATGTCTAGTGTTCCTCTTAAATTAAAATCTGGATACATAACTGCAAGACTCGTTCCACTCAAACTAGAACTTAGTGCTGTTCCTGACTTAAGTTCACCATCTTGATCAAAGGTGCCTGTTGGAAAACCTAAAACATCTGACAAAACATTTCTTGCTTGATGACTATTGATCATTGAAGAATATTCAAGCACTGAATATTCGTAAGCAGCATAAACTTGCTTTTCTGTCAACTCGATGTCAAGAATTTCTCCACCAAACATTCTGTATGTGAAATTAACCTGATCTGCTGCACCTGTAAGGAACGACACGTCCGAAGTATATTGAGGAACGCCAAACGGCAAGCTTGACGCGACACTAGTAATGGTTCCTGTAGCAGGTAGAGTTATTCTGCTTGTTTGCGAAAGTGGCGTTAGTGTGGGTGTTGACATTAATATTCCTCGGTTCTAAGTAAATAGTGAGACGATAAAAGAAAAGAGCTTACCGTTTTGATAAGCTCTCTCCCGCAACCAAATATAATTGTGGTTCACAAATACAACAAATAAACATTAGAACCACAGCCAAATATTCTTGCAACTTTGTTCTCTCTTGCTATTTCTTTTTCTGTTTTTCCATCTTTTGCTTTGTATTTGAATCTATTGAATCTCTGAAATCCGTTCGTATACCAATAATCAACCGCAGTCTGTCCAAGCGGCTCAAACCCAGCCCTCTCATAAACAGCACCTTCTCCAAAACGACGATCAGCATAAGTCAGAATACCTTCAAAACCCTCCTTCTTTGTCCACTCTTTTGAGTGCTTTAGAAGTTTTTGAAATCCTCCAACAACAACCGTATCTAACTTGGTTGAAAACCTCGCTATCTCCAATATGTTTCCATATCGCTTCTGCCAAGGCTTTCTCAAAGAAATAGCAGAAACCATTTCCCCCTCATAAAACAGCCCAAACACCTTCCGGCTCGGCACATAACCAGCAAGATGAGTGTCGTAAAAAAAACGCTTTACTTCCTCAGTCTTTACTTTTTGAATAGAACACTTTCTCGCATATATTCTGTTTTTTGTTGCCTTCAACCTATGCCTAATCATTGATTTAACTATTTCAGGCTTTTCCCTCCATTCGTCAGAAAAAATCTGAATGAGTGACACCCCTTCTTTCAAACAAGCGCTCGTTTTTTCTAAATGATACTTCCTGCTCACAAACTCTTCTGAATGCCAATAGAGACCATTAAACTCCAGAGCGAAGCTTTTATCAGGAACATAGATGTCAAGTTCTTTTGGTTCGACCACTTTTCTATTGCTAGATTCCACGTCAGTTGTAACGCTTTTGATAAAATCGTAAATTTCCCGTTCTTGCTTGGAAACAGAACGTATGCATTTAGGACAACCGCATCCCTGAATGTGATCTCTAGGCTTTTGTTCAAAAACGCCGTGTTCTGAGCACATTATCCTAACTGGTTCTAGGGTATTTTTGTAGTTCACATCTTCATAAGAATACAGTCCCTTGTGAATAAGGAGCGATTTTT